CATACCATGCCTCCCTATATTCAAATGTAAAGGTTCCGGACTTACCGGACTCAGCCATTATGAGATCAGAGTAATCTCCTGTCTTAGCCAGCACAGTCATAATACGAAGGATGCCCGATATATCTAGATCCGCAATACCAAAGGAATCCGGGGATGCGATTACCGTAAGGTTCTGCACTGCACCATTGATAGTGAGGCGGCCCTCGAAATAGTATCCTCCCTTGAAAGTATTGTCATTCAAGTACTCTATATCCATGCCTGCCACCCAAGGGATATCCGTAAGGACAGTCGTGGCCGGAGAATAGAGCCCGGTGATCGTGCCAACATACATCACTCCATTAGTAGCGTTGTAAACAGCTATTACATCATTCAGGGATCCATCAAAGTCTAAAGCCAGGGTGAGCTCCAGGAAGCCTCCATTATCAGACTCGCCTGTTACCACGAAGTCCTTCCTTTGAAGCCTAAAGTTATTAGGGCTTTCGGTAGCAAGCCACCTCGATACTATCTCGGGTGATACCTGCGTTATGTGTTCGGGTGTGCTGATTAATTCAATCATATGATATCACTTGTTATTTTATCTATTGCCAATGAATACTCCCTATCAATATCCTCAATGGTCTTTTTTACCTCTGTCTCATATATATCAACATACCTCTTACTCCTGAAATGAGCATTGCCATATTTGTTTATATACATCGTCATGAAGCGAGCCTCGTTCAACTTACCCTCCGGAGTGCTGGATCGAAACATGTGCTTCTTCTCCATCCACTTGTAAATGGTGTGTCGAAGGCCTGAACTCGTTTGACTCTTCCTCGGACCACGTCCAACCTGCAAAACACTGATCCAGGGAGGAACGATCACCCCACCACCGTTTTCCCTCATCTCTATCTCAAACATGCGCATGATAGTAGGAGACACCTTATTGCCATAAAATGTATTACGTTGGCTGATCCGGTTGATCATCCTGGTGAATATCGGTCTAAGTGGTACTGTTGCCATTTAACAGTTGTTTACGTTCTCAAGTAAGAACAGGTTCATCGGTAAGGACCAGCCTATAACATTAGCGTCATACTTGCTTTGCAGTACTTTGGATGCTATGATAGACTCTACCTTCTTAAAGCTTCCACTGGCAATCACTGCCATTATAAAAGCCTTCGCTATCTCCAGGAGGTTGTCAAGCTTCGCCTCGTTATCCTCTGCCAGAGACTCAAGGTCAACCTGCTGTAATATCTCCACTGTATGTGGGAGGTAATGCTCTGATACTCCATTACCCTTTACCTCAAGGATAATTTCATTAGGCTCCAGCACCAGCCCTATAATATCATCCTGGTCGCTCTGATCAGTAAGTAGATTCATCAGCTGGCTTGCCTCGTATAATACAAGGGTGCATCCTGATGCTGTCAGTATGGTCTTTAGTGTTGATGCTATCATGTCTTTTTGTATTTGGACTTATTAGATACTGCCTCTCGCTCCTTTATAAGCCTTTCATTAAAGTCGTTGGTTTCCTTCTCCAGCATAAAACGCACAAGGCATTCATTGTATGGAGTAAGCAATACTTCTGCTTCAGTCTTATCCATTGATTTGCGGAGGAAGTCGAGAGCGTTAAGCTCTGAGAATACTGCGAGTTTATCAATGCCTGCAGCCTTTTCTAATTTGGATGGCTCTCGGTGAAGCAGCTTCTTTTCCCTGTCTGCCATTTCACTTACAAGGTTGATAATATGCATTGCAGTAGGGTATAATTCTATGACTTTGCAATTTAATACTTTCTTACCGAACAACAATGCTCTCTCTTCATCCCAAGGCTTCTTTGTGTATAGCGGATAGTAATAGCCATCCATTACCCGGAGGATAATACCTATGTCGTTCTCTTCCCTTGTGGACATGAACATCCTCTGGCCATAGCAAATAGACTCACAAAACTCGTCCATATCTTTGGGAATGTTCATTTCTTTGAACCCAATGTTAATAACTTTAGGAACTGGAAGCTGTATCAAACCATCTCCCAGCCCTCCATAGTTATCCAGCTCGTTAATGATGTGCTTAAACTTCAATCGATCGATATCCTTTATCCTTCCCATCGTATTCCGTATCTTAAGATGAATGGTTTAGTATAGTAGTCCTTTCGCTTTCCGAGTAGCTTATATGCTTCATTGTTGAGGGATTGAATGAACGATAGTATATCCTCCATGTTGATCTGCGATATAACAGTGCCTTGGTGCCAGTATTCAGGAACTGGCTGATAAGCATAAAGCCCGGAGTGCTTCTCTATCCTGCCAATCTCTATCTGGAACATACTGTTCCTTACAGAGTACACAGGGAACCCTTCAACATCATCCCCGGACTGTTCTATCTGTATGAATGTATAAAACTCTATGCGTGCCATCTTTGCTGACTTATTCTTACAGGTTTAACAATATAATACATGCGCATGATAAATATATCCAACCAATCAGGAGAATGCCCTATCTTCTCAATGATCTTCTCCTTGGGTAATATCCTAAGCTTACCATCCTTATCACTATCATAGGTCTTGAGCATACTTAATTCCTCCCTGATAGCCTCCATCTCTTTCTCGCCAAGATCATATTCAATATAGATATCCTCAATCTTATCAGCCAGCTTATACCCACATTCTGTTTTGATGTTGTAATATTGAGAATCATTAGCTTTACTATTATTGACAAATCCTGTCCCTTTCACATTATCGGTCACACCACCACCCACACCATCATCATCTATCAGTACATTAAATGCCTGCACCTTATGTTTTGCCCTGAGTGCGTGTATTGTCTTCTGTATTTCTGTGGTAGCGGAGATATCATATATCACTACATCAACTATCTTTAACCCTTGCCATACTGTTATGATAGCTCTGTCTGATCCATACCTGGCAACATCACATATAATATAATTGCTGCCAACCTGATTAGATAAGTGGTCGTTTGTGAATATTGCTTCGATATCATCCTGGTCAATCATAGCAGTAGGGTCACTGATATAGTCCCAATTACCAAATAGGAGTCTTTCCTTCTTTGATGAGTCCTTTATTTCTTGCAGTGATGTGATATAAGCCCTCTCAATGTAGCGATTATCTCCTACCAGAGACTGAATAAAGTAATATCCTGAGCTTAGAGTGTTGTTTTTGTGAGGTATGTAGAATGTAGAGTAGGTCCAATTCCTTTTAGGATTACAAGTGATGAGTATCTTAGCATTTATACCAAACTGATCATTGAGATACCGGCCCACCCTTGACTTTAAGGTATCAAAGGCATCGAAGTGAATCTCTCCACCCTCCTCAATCCATCCACCTGTATATTCAATTGAACCATATCTCTCATATAGGGGATCTGAAGGGAGATATCTGAGATCGAGTAGGTCAATGCGTGAACCATTCTCAAATGCTATGAAATTATCCTGACCATTATACTTCAGATCTTCAGAGGGTATCTTATGGAGCCTGCAAACCTTCCAGAATGTGATGAGAGTGGATTCCCTGAGCCTTTTTAACTCTTCCCGGCCAATGAACCACCGAGAGCCAGGGTAAAAGTAGCAGTTAGTCAATAACCACTCACAACCAAGCCATGATTTACCTCCTCCGGCACCACCTCCAAATAGTAAATATGTAAATTCTGTGGAATTGTTGTTTAAGATTTCCCACGCTTGATGTTGCTTTATCGTGGGCTTAATTGTCGGCTTCATTGTCGGCTTCATTTTCAGGAGCTATATAGTTAAATCCTGAAACAGATACAGATCCTTTATGATCGTGCTCCTTCTTATCTATAAGACCTTGCTTCTTGGCAATAATGCTTGGATTAAGGAAGCCAGATGCAGCCCCCTCGAACTGTTGAGAGTCGATTATTTGTCTCACACGTGTATAGACCTCAACAAAATCTTCACGATCTTTATATTTTTTTAAACCTTCTACACTTATATCTATAAAGTTGCATAAACCTTCTAACGTGAAGGCTCTCATCTTATTAAGTTCGATTATATTTGAATCTTTACCATGGACAACCTCTTCTTTTAATGGTGTGACTAGACAGAATTCAAAATAATCGTTACATTCTTTAATTAATATCTCTGGAGTTTCAAATATTTTATCTCTACCATGTTTGGTCCTGAGTTTATAATATTCATTTCCTTTTGGAGCAGCCATAATATATATTATTATAAATTATATTATTACTGTGCGAAGTTATTATATTTTAATGAGAAAGTCAAATAGGGAGTTATCACTGAAGACTATCATTAAAAGAAAACAAAGAAGAAAAAGGGAAAAAAGATTACTTGATATATTTTATCCACTGAGGAATGTTCTCAAATCTAGAGATTAGAATAATAGGGATTTTATACTTTTCATACTTAGCCATTTGCTTAGTATTTGTTTTGGGTTCATTGAACTTCATGTTAATACTTTCTTTTTTAGCCTATCTTTAGACCTAAGTTCGTTGCTTTAAGACATAGGTAGCCCTAGTATCTTGACTACCTATTTTACTATCTTTGAGCCATCGTCCGCAGATAATAAGACGCTCCTTTTGTAGTATAATCAAAGAAGCTCGCAAATCTAAGTCTTTATACAGACTTAATACAACTGTTTGCTTTCGGTCAGTTTTGCGGCTGTGTATTCAAATCCCATTCTACCGCTATTCTTCAAGTTTCTCGAACCGAGGTTATGACGCATAAAAAAACCTGATAATGCTGCGGGTCACTACCAGGTTTTATATACCTTCACTTGTGTGGAAGTAAATAATATTTTTGATTGTTTCCCGCAAAACAAAACTTTACATCTAAAAGAACTGAGACAAAGATATGAAATAAACAAACCCGATCCAAATTAATGAACCGGGTCTGTCACCTAACAAGACTTACGAAACAAAGTCGCTAATATCTGCGGAGGAGGCTTTTACCATATCTGGCTGTACATATTACCTCCTCCTCAATATCAGCTACCTTATAGTAAAACTTACCTCTTATTTTACTGTAAGGAATTGTGCCGTTGGTACGTAATGTTTGCAAGGTGCGTGGACTAATGTGTAGCAACTGCATAACATCCTGATTGTCTACCCACGCATTTTTCAGGTATTCAACTCTGGTTGCATTTAGCAATTCAATACGTGTTTTTAGGTCTCTAACTTCCTGAGAGAGTGCCACAAGTAAATCGATTATTTCAGTCATAGCTTAACCCTCCCTTTTTTAATTAGATAGTCAGCTGCTCGCTGCTCGATTTCATCAGTAGTGACATTGCGGTTACGCAATAGCCATTGGTCTAATTCCTCACGGTTGAAATAAAGTTTCTTACCGTTGGGTTTGTAATGTGGAATACTTCCCGCACTTGTGAGTTTATACAAGTGTGATTGCGATAATTCCAAGTACTTACAAGCTTCATTGAAGTTGAGTACATTCTTTAGTATTAGGTTTTGGTCTAATACGTGTTTCTCGATAATTTCAAGTCTTTTTAAAATCTCTTCCATCTTATTATGGGTTTGAAAATTTGTAAAAGACTTCTGGCCAAAAGTCATATCCGATTCCCGAATACAGTGCTAAAGTAGATTGACTTCAATGCTGTTTTGGGGTGCAGAAACAAGGTGCAGTGTAGAGTGCAGAGTGCAGAGTGCAGAGTGCAGAGTGGGAAAACAAAAGAAAAAACCCTTGTCGGTTAAGAACAAGGGCTAAATAAAAACTGAAAAAGAATAGGAAGTGTAAAGTGCAGAGTAACCTATTTTAATAACTTTACGGCACTATCTATTTTATCACCTGTCAGGTTTGGTCTTTTCAATGACCTAAATTTTGAACGGTCGAACAGTTCTCCGTTTTCATCTACAAAGCAAATGCAGGTAACTTGCCATTGCTTTTGTTTTAAGTCAGATACCAATTTTAAATCTTTGTGAATGCGTTTTACGAAGTAAAAAAGCTCGCTAATATTTCCAGTCCAAGTAACAGGTGTATTAATTACTGTTCCTCCTTTTTAAATTCCATTAGATTCAATGGGTTGATTTTCCTCTGTATTTTTCTCCTTTCTACCACCACGTCTCCCGTAAAATCTGGCAGAATAACAAGTCAAAATCATCAAACAATATTTTACTTTCCTCTTCCTCTTCCTTTTCTATACTTCCTTTTCCTTTTCCTC